CAACTGCAAGTGCTGATAAGAGCTGGCATAAGTCGATAGAGAGCTGAAAGTTACGCTAGAAGTAGCGCTGCTAAGCACCTGTGTTTCAAGTAGGTCAAAGCTACCGGCGCTCGCTCCGCTGGCTGCTAGGATACCTAGGGGAATTAGCATTTAGCCTAGGTCTCCGATTAGTCGGTATTGCCCGGAAGCTACGCACAGCACCGAAGCTGCTGACTCCTGAGCTGCCGTCTTTAGCTTGCTTCCCTTGCTCTGCAAAGTTACGCCTGAACCTGCTGCGAAGGTAATCTGCCCGGTGCCGTCTTGTAGGAAGTCGATTCGCTGTCCTGCGGTTAGAACGTTAGCGATGGTTACAGTGATCGCTGAACCGGTAGAAACGACATACTTGTTGTTGTCGGTTGCCTGAATCGTGTAGTTAGCGGAGATGTTGTTGATGCTCGGAGCAGCTGGAACAACTGGTAGCAAGTCAACCCAAGCTGAGCCGTTGTAGAACTGATAGACATTGGAACCGGTGAGGTAAGTAATCTGCCCTTCAAGCGGAGTCTCAATACCGGCAGTTCTAGCCGTTGAGTCTACAAAGGTCGCAACGACCTGAGACATTAGGTATTCATTCAGCTCGCTCGCATTGAGCGGGAACCCGTTTACAAATGTTTTGAACGCCATGATCTAGAATTCCTTCCAAAGCTCTAGTGTAGTGAACCATTGGTTCACGTTGATGTTGTGACTCACCTTAGTAATGGTGTAGCCCTGATTTATGTTTAGTTGCGGTGTTTGATAATTTACAGCAACCGTTTCACCTGGTAGAAATACTGCTGCGTGAGTCAGGTTGCCTAGTCTGTCGATTGCCGGAGTCTCAACGCTCTTTACCAACTGCTTCTGAGTTGCATTGAATACCGCGTTAGCCCAGCTAGTCAGCTCAGTTGTGTCAGTTGTGTTGATCTCGGTGTCAAGAGCGAACTCCCCGTATAGCTGAATCGAGTCAGTGTTTCGGACAATTACCGAAGTGCCTGAGTCAGACTTGAGAGATACTTTGAGCGAGTTGAACACCGCATCTATGTCGCTGGCTACGCTTAGGTCGCTCATGCAAAGATGTAGGGGTTCGTCATGGTTGTTGCCGATTGAGTAAGTGCTTTCGGTCACGTCAGGAGCTATGCGCGGGATGAATACAAACTCTTGAGTCTCCGGGTCCAACCAGAACAAGCCCAAGCCAACCTGAATTGCTTCATAGAGCGGTGTGTTAGGGATGAAGTCCGTTAGCAGTTCGCCCGGTATCTTTCCGCGAGTCTCAGCGCTGGTGCTGTGCATGTCTGTGCCGAACTGATCTGCAAGAATTTCGATAACCTCATAAGGCGTTGCATACCCGTCAGGAAACAGCTCTTCGTCAGCGGTGTCTAGCAGTGCTAGGCGCGAGTTGACAAACCTCTTGAAGTTGTCGTAAGCGGTGAGCTTCATAAGGTTCGTGTTACTCACGCTGTCGTAGTTCACCTGAATAACGTCGATAAACCCGTTGAACAGCGTTACATCAACTAGATCGCGCTCAAGTCGAACTCTTACCGGCACACCGGGTCTAAACGCTGGGTTTTGAGTAGGGTCGATTAGTAGGTTTTGGACTGTGATAGTTGCCTGCGCGGATTGAGGCTGGAAGTAAAGTGCATCCTGAACCTCACCGCCAACACTTGTCTGAACTGCGCTAGTGCTGCACTCAAAAGCCTGCCAGGTAAATGCGATAGGTGAGTCACCGGCAAGCACATCAGTTCCCCCTAGTAGCGAAACACCGATAACAAACTGATTAGCTCCGGCAAGAACATCATCACCGCCGAGAAGTGAGATACCGATAATGAATAGGTTTCCCTCAGCATCCGGTAGAAAGAATTCGACCTTTAGATCGCTGGCGATGTCGAAGTTGTTTAGAACGTTACTCACTTGAGTAGATTCCTAAGATTAGAGCCGTTCTGGTTCTGGTAGCCCTGCAAACTGGAAACAATTCCGCTGGCGTTTGTGCTGGCGCTGTTAATGGTGATGTTATTGACAACAGTAGGTTTAGTAGTCGATTGAGTCGAAGCACCTGGCAAGCCGGTCTGAGGGACTTGATTAGGGAACATTGGCATCGGAGCAATAGTGCCTGGCTTAGTTGTGCTAGGGACTGTGCCAGGCAGAGGTGAAGAGCCTGGAAGTGTTAGGACTGCTCCCACCGCTGTTAGGGCTGCCAATGCTCGCATCGCAACAGCTGCTGCATTAGCTGTCGCTGCCACTCCGGTGTTCGATGCTGCCAAGGCGGTGTTACTTGCCACCATCGCTGCGTTCTTGGCAATTACTAGCCCTGAGATTGTGTTGTAAACAGTCATCGCTGCTGATACAGCTTTTACAGCTGCCAAAAGTGTTCCGACTACGGCAGCAAGAGGAATTAGAACATCCTTATACTTCACCGCGAATCTGACTGCCTCACCGAAGTTCTTGATCATGTCCACAATGACAGTCACAATTTCCTGAATCATTTCGGTTGTGCCAGGCTCAGCGAGCCAATTGGAAAATTCCTCTAGGTAGGGAAGCAAAGCCATGCCGACTTGCTCTTGCAATTCACCGAAGAGAATGTTCATTCGCTGATAAGGGTCAGTGTTAGCAGCAGCTTCGGCAGCACCATCGAAACGCTGAGCTAGGAAGGCTATCGGGTCATGTACTCCCTTTACTGCCGGCAGAAGGCGTTCTAGCGCTCCTGTGCTACCGTTCAAGGCTCTTGACATGGCTTGAGTTACAGCATCAAGCGATTTACCTGAGCCTGCGGAGACATCTAGCGCGATGCCTAGTAGTTTGCTTGACTCTTCTAGATCACCGGTAGTCTGAGTCAGCTTGGCGAACGCTGGGCGAAGTTCGTCATCAGCAACCGCAGCCTGCATCTGATACTTGCCAATAATCTTTTCAACGGCAGCAATCTGATTGTCTGTTGCCTTGGTGCTGGCTTGTAGGGATAGAGCTAGTAGCTCCTGAGACTTTACATCCTCGATTGCAGCCTTAGAAGCTTCCTTGAGTTCTCGGACTACAACGCTTAGGGAAAATCCAAGACCTACTGCTGCAAGAGCGGTCTTCATGCCCTTAGAGATTTTGTCTGTGGTTTTCTTCAGTGAGTTGAGGTCTTTGGCAGCACCGGTAGTTGCAGTAGTGAGCTTCTTGAATTCTCCAAGAATCTCGACATTCAAGACCAAGCTCATCGGTTGCGCTCCTCAACTGCTTTTCTAAAAGCTATTAGTTCTTCTAGAGTTAGCTGCCTTATCTCGCTAGGTGCAAGACCTGTTGCCAGGCTGAATCTTGCCATGCGATCAGCGGCTTCCTCTCTTACTCTTTTTTTGAGTCACCGGTCAGAAACTCTAGGGCTTCTTTCTGGGTAATCTTCTCTGTGTCTTCAAACTTGTAGCCAGGTAGCTCCCTGCGCTTGAAGATGTAATAAAGCACCCTCAACGCCCTACCCTTTGGCTTGCCATCTGCAAAGGCTGAGTCAAAGCTGTTGTTGAGCATTAGCTCCAGCTCTTCAATCTCACCTAGCGTTAGTTCTTCAAACTTAATCATCTGCGTTCCTTGCTTTCGCTGTTTCTCTTACGATTAGGGCTTCTAGTTCGCGTAGATAGTCTTGGTAGACATCGTTGCGAGTCAATCCTATCGCCTTGACGAAAAAAGGCTGTGGTTTGATGTTGCGTTTGAACCAACCCCAGTGGATAGGGTTTGCGTATGGGACTCGCCCATTGTTACCGGCACTGATTGAAACTCGCCCGGTAGCCCTAGCAGCGATGCGGATTGAGTCTCGCAAAGCTCCTGAGCGAACCGGAGCCAAAGTCTTTGCCTCATTGACAACCCTGTCAGCTGATCTCTTAGCTGCATCAGTTATCTCTTTGTTTGGAACTCCTACATTCTGCAACGCTTTTGTTACAGCTCGCAGTCCCTTGACCTTGACTCCGGATTGCTCCATGAGATTACGCGGTTACGATCTCCACACCGTAGTAAACATCGTTGGCAGGGTCGTGCACAGCGTTGTCTACTCTCAGGGTTACAGAGAAGGTAGAGGTGTTGTTTGAGGTAAGGCTCAGTGGAGGTAGCTCGTTGAACTTGACAGTTCCCTCGTAGTGAGGCTCGTTGCTGGTAGCAGTTGAGTTGCCGTTAGGAGCGATGGTGAAAGCTGCGGTAGTTCCGAAGTTAGCCCATAGCACTCGGTAAAGGGAAGCTGCATCGCCAGAGACGATACCCTCTAGGGTTAGCGCCCACTCGCCACCAACACGCTGCTCGCAGAAGGTCTGGACATCGCCTGGTGCATCACCGAGCTGAAGGTCCACCATAGTAGCATCACACTCGTAAGCAGTTGAGCCAATTTTGAAGATAATGTTTTGCGCTTGAATACGCGTTGAAGCTGCCATGATGGAAGCCCTTTCTTTAGATCGTAAGTTCTATTTCGACGTTTATAGTCGTTGCCAGGTATTCGGCATTGTTAGTTTGCAAGTTGTAAGGATTTGCTACTCTCAGAGTTCTGGCGTAGCGAATGTTGAACAGCGCGGTTAGCACGTCAGCAATCGCTTCATCCAGCTTCTCAGTAGCCTGCTTATTAGTTGCAGTTGCAGCAACTATCACAAGCTCCAAACTCATTACATATTCCTTACCTAGCGAGCTAGGAGTCAGGTAGGGGTTAGCGCTGTTGATAATCACAATAGGCGGAGTAATACGCTCCGGAACATAGTCCAGAACGGTTAGCCCGGCAGCATCAAGGTCTAGCTTGAATTCCTGCTTCGTTAGTGTGATCTCGTTAGTCACTAGACCCCATACCCGACATAAGGCAGTAGCAAGGCATAGACAGAAGCCATAGGGTCTTTAGATACCCTCATTGGGCTTCCGTCCATACTTGCAAACTGAGCAATACCATTAGGCGCGCTTCTCCGGTGAAAAATCTCGGAAGCACATTGGAAAATCGCGGTTTTGTGAACCTGCGCTGGCACAGTTGCATCGCCCTGGTAGTTGTCTACTAAAGCGTGACCTGCATCTAATGCCTGCTCGATAAAGTCGCTTGACTCATCTGTTCCGATGTATTCCTTGAACTCCGCCAAGAGAATTGTGCCTGCCATTGGATACCTACTAAGCGGTAACGTCTAGCTTGACAATTGCGCCCAAGCGTGGAGCGGTGATTGCCATGTAGCCGTAAACCGATACAGAGTCGGTCAAGGTGGTGATGTCACCATCGGTTAGGCGAACAGGTGCGCCGGCAGACTCGTGAGTCGCGATCGCAGAGCTGTTAGCTAGGTAGACAACACCGGTGCCGATTGCTGGGTCAACGATGATTGGCAAGCCAAATACCTGACCAGATAGACCTGGGATGTTTACAGCGCCGACAGTGTTGCTTCCGTCTCCGTTAGCAGATAGAGCCAAGCGACCATCGGTTGCAGCAACCTTAGCCAACTTCACGTAGCCGTCAGTGCCGGTGAGGATGAACTCTGGGCGTAGACCGCTGTTTACGTAGATGTAAGCAGTTGCGTTAGCAATACCCTCAGCAAGAGAGCTTGGAGTTCCACCATCTGCATCAAATACCTTGCCAGTCCAAGTTAGACCGTCTAGGTAGTTCACTAGAGCGGTGTTGGTGGTGTTCGCGTAAGCAAGAGATAGACCTCTAAAGACCTCGTTCAAGGTGTTGATAGAAGCACGCTCGACATACTGGCGAGAGAAGCTGGTGTAACCGCCGTAAGTAGTTACCGGAGCGGTAACAGTCTCGAAGGTTAGGTTTCCGAAGCTTAGAGCCTCGTTCTCTGGGTCCTGAGCGCCAACAGCCAAGGTGTTGCTGTCGATCTGTGCATACTCAACAGTTAGACCGGAGGTCGGTAGAGGAGTGCGAGAGAAAGCAGAAACAGTTGGGCGGTTGTTGTTGATTAGAGTGTCTACGTAGCCGATGAAAGCTGGTAGAAGGGCTGCATCGCCAGAGTCAGAAGCGGTGCGAGCAAGCTGCTTTGCACTTTCGTCACCCTTTAGAAGCGCCTTAGCGAATTCAGCCTGGCTACGGATTTCCGGAGCGATGGCTGCTGGTGCGGATGGGGTAAGTCCTGCCTCTACAACGCGGCGCAATTCTGCAACCTCGTCCATTACAGAACGAACCTCAAGTTCCATGTTCTCAGACATAGTTCTCTTTTCTTGTTCGTTAGTGAGTTCCGCTTCCGGAGCTGTTTGCTCCTCGCGAACCTCGGTTATGTTTGCGCCTGCAAAGGCTGGAAAAGGCACGACAGAAACCTCTTTTAGAGATACCTTCGTGCGTGTAATCGTTGAGCCGTCTTTCTGAGATTCCTCAGGAATGAAGCCCACCGAAAACTTGTTTAGAACGCCATCGCGCATAAGGGTTAGAACCTCGTTGCCTCTAGCGGTGTCAGATACCTTAGCGATGATCTCGAAGCCTGCCTCGGTGTCGCGACCTTCGACAACTTTGCCGATTGGCTCCTCATGCCCGTAGAACAGCTTGACATCTTCGACAGAAGCAATTGCACCAGGAGCAAAACGCTCTTGATACATTCCACCGATGTCAGCGGTCTGCCCATAAGGAACAGCAAGACCGACAATAGTTCGCTCTTCTAGATCAGCGCGAGCCTCAAAAGCTCTGGTTTCAATTTCAGACATTTAGTCCCTCTTTCTCTCGGACTTCCTCAGCAGAAAGGAATCCTGCTGCAATACCGGTTGAGTAGTAGCTGTATCGAGTCTCAACATCGGCGCGGAATAGGTGTGCGTAGTCAAACTCAACTCTTGTGCCTCTAGGTAGGCAGTTGCTTAGTGCATCAGTGATTGCATCGGTGTATGCCATCAGCGTGTGCCTGTAAAAAATTTGGTTTTCGTCAGCAAGATTCGTATAAGTGTCGCTACCACCAGGAACAGTAGTGATAAGCAAACGAGCAGGAACGCCGAAAAGGCGAGCAATAGAAACAGTGTTCTGCTCAACAATGTCAGTAAATAGGGCTTCACGCGGAGAGAGAGCCACTTGTTGATAGTCGAAACCATTTCCCAATACCGCAATCTGTCTGTTCTGTTGCTTATTGTGCCAATTGTTAGTAACGGTGTCCGCTTGCTCGGCGTTTAGCGCTTGATTGGTCTTTAGGATGCCGGTAGGCACACCTGCCGAAGTAAACCAATTCTTTGCGTAGTCCCTCAGGTCGAGAGCAGCGGACATATCTGGTCGGCAAGTTTCAATAGGCGATAGACCGCGAAGGTTGCCTGTCTTGCTGAAAAGCTTTAGGTGTTCGATTTCCCTGTTGGTGTAGGTCTTGCCCATGTAGGAGTATTCAACGCCGTCCATTATGTTTTGGTCGTTCTTCCAGGCAACAGATACAGCGGAAGCTGGGAGGATGGTCAGGTTGTTTACCTGTCCGTTAGAGCCGTAGTTCTTGAACCAGAAAGCGTTACCTTCAAGTGCCAGGCTAGTGACAGTCTGGAATAGGAAGTCGCGCTTGTTGCTGTTGATGTCAGGCTTGTTCACCAACACCGGAGTTTCAATCTTTAGCTCGATACCGGTAGCGAACCGGTAGGTGTCGATAGGCATCTTGCTAATCGGGTTAGCTATGATCTGCACCGCGCGGTAAACCGCCGTTAGGGTAAGCGCAGTATCCGGTGTAACGACAGCGGGAGTGCGGGTTGGGACAGTTGGTTGGGCAGCGCGAGTTTCAATCTCTCCGCCGAAAATTCTTTGCCAAAGGGAAGCCATAAGTTCCTAGTCTAAGTGCAATACAGCAATTAGAATACACCAATTGCAGCGTGTTCCGCTCTTGAACTCACGTAAAGCGACATAACTGTTGCCATCAGTGCGTCAATCTCGCCTAGCGATTCTTTGCGTGAGATGAACCAACTCTCGCCTGAATACTTAGCGATTCCCTTAGGACTTTGGACAATTAGAAGCGGGTCGTTGTTGTGTTTCGCCTCGCCGTTAGCAAACATCGAGTAGACAATTGAGCAAGCAGCGCTGATCTCCTTAGTCCACAACTGCCAGACCGGGAAGCCTGCTAGTTTGAGTCGCTTGCCTAGGTTAGGCAGTCCGCGATCATCAAGCGCGATAGCCCTGGGAGCGTAGCGGTGATGCAGCTCGACTAGAGCGTTAAACAGCTGAGTCTCATTAGGTTGAACGAAGGTTCTAACCAATTCGGTGTGATGTTCCTCGCCAACTCGATTAGCAAAAGCGATTGTGGCGTGTTCCCAATTCTTGCTGATGTCAACTGCAAAGACTCCACCCTCTTGCGGGATGGAGAGTCTGTCTCCGGCTTTGCGGAAAGTGTCCGAAGGTATCCAGCTCGAAGCCGTTCCGGTAATAAACTGGTTGAGTCGGTATCGCCTGGCTTCATGTTCTGGGATTGTCTTTAGATCACTAAGCACGTTATCGAGCGATAGTCTGCCGGCACTAATAGACGGGTTAGCTGCCCGAAGTGCATCGGGGTCCTCGACTTTGGCATGTTGCGGTGCTTCCCAGCAAAAGAAACCAAACCGCTCTAGCTCGCTGTCACCGGCAGCTGCACTCTGTCCGGTCTTGTAAAGGTCAAGTAGGGTTTCGCTGTTCTGATCTCCGGCAGTTGTGATTCCAATCACTATGCCGTCCTCACGCTGGGCTGTTCCCAATACGGCAGCGCTCCACATTCCCTTTTTAGCCAGGTGGAGTTCGTCAAAGAGACAAAGAGAGATTGGGATGCCTTGGAGCGCTCCTTCTTTCGCTGGCTTCACGTCATAACGCCCGGTGCCGTCAGCGGTGACAATACCGCGCGACTCGCTGGCTTTCTTGAAGCGCTTGCTTAGAAATTGGTTGCTTTGGATTACGAATAGGACTCGGTTGTAAATAATCCGCGCCTGATCTATGCTCGAAGCCAGGGAGATTACCGAAGCACCGGAACGCTGGTGCATGAGCATCCCGTAGACACCGATGATTGCAGCGAGCAGACTCTTTCCGTTCTGCCTGCCCATAGAAACGACTGCTTGCCTGTATCTCAGTTGTCCGGCGTTGGGATGTCCTTCTGGAAAGCGCTCTAGTAGATGCCTAAGCAACCACTCTTGCCACTCGTCAAGTTCTAGCCCGTCCGGTAGCTCAGGGCTTTTCCAAGCGACCTTGACTAGCTCAATCAGCTTGTCTCCGTCAGTTGGAAAGTCCTCGGAGAGCGGTTGAGTATAGATCGCTGGGAGTTGGAGCATTAGCGCGTGAGCAGTTGCTCAATCGGGTCAAAGTCAATCGCCTGGGCAGATAACTGCCTGCTCAGTTCGAGGATTGTCTTGCGAAGCTCAGCTGCGGTGCTGGTGTGCGGGTTTTCATCGAAGCTTCTTGCCAAGGCGAGGGCTAAGCCTGCAATCACTTTTTGTTCAAGCCCAAGCTCGATGCCTTCAAGCCAGTTCGATAGGTGTTCTTCGATCATTAGGTTCTATCCTCGGATAATTTGAGCAGTGCGTGAAAAAGAAAGTGCTTGCGCGGGATTCGGCGTGGCTCTAGAAAAAAGCCCGGTGTGGTCTTGCGTGTCTTCCTGCGACCTTGGCATGTTTTCCTCTGCTGCTTTTTTTTGCTGATTTCAACATGCTAATGATACTTAGTTCTCTAGTTCCAGCGTGGCGAGCGCCATGCCTGCCGGATGATGGTGCGGTCTTGCTTCCTGCCGTTGCACGATCTACATAGTGATTGAAGGTTGCTAATGTCATGGTTCGGTTCTCCGTCTCCGGGCGGTGTGATGTGGTCAATTGTCCAGTCCCCCCCCATTAGTTCTTTGGAGCAGATGACACAAACAGGTTCAAGGATGGTCTTGGCGTATGTGCGCGCCTTTGCCCATTCCCTACTACTGTGCCACTCTGCCATTGGTTATCTCTTGTTGTTCTTAGCTTTTACGTTGCTTAGGTCAATAGTGGTAATGCCTAGCTCCGAGAGCATGGCAAGGATGATGGCACCGAATACCCAGGCTAGAAGCAATAGCGTCAACCAAGGTGCGAAGGTGTATAGCACCCAAGCTAGAGCGTGCGCTCCAACGATAGTGCCGGCGATGATTAGGGCTGCTAGAAACTCTTTCATGAGTTGCCTTTCTGTGTAAGGTGCTATCAGCTTAGTGTAAATACTGAGCCTGTAAAGTGTTTTTGTCTTTCAAGCTCGAAGCAAGTCAATCCAGGTAGGGATTCGCTTCCGCTGTTTAGGCGATACCAACTGCTTCCGTTATCCATAGTCTTGCCCTGAATCCAGAAGCGACTTCCCCCGTTAGAGTGTTGCCCTAGCTCCTGAACCCTGAGATGATGGAAGTGTCCGGTCAGCCCGATGGAAGCTGCTGCAACCGGTTGATTGCCAAATGTCTGCTTTTCCCACCAGCTTGGCACGCCTTCCGGACGATTGCTCTGATGCCCATGCCACAAACCAAGAACATGGAATTGGTCACCAAAGACATCTATTGCCAAACTTTCATCCTGAGGTTGAGGGATTAGCACCTCGACATTCAGCTCGGTTTCATCGCTCAGGCGCTTGATTTGCTTCGCGATCATAACTCCCCAGTCATCCTGCCCGACATAACCAACCTGTTGCCCGTTGAGTCTGAATTGGCAGTGATTGCTAGCGACTGTTGCAAATGCCACGTTGCTGTATTTGGCTACTCGCTTTACTAGGTCCCAAAGTAGCGTGATTGCTAGGTCGACCTGTTGCATCTGACTGATGCTGTTGGTGTAGGTCTGCTGAATGTTTGCCTTGTTGTAAAAGCCCTCGATCAGATCGCCCATTTCAGCCAGGATGACTTTGGCATACTTCCCGCGCTTGACTTGTTGCTCAACTTGCGTAAACGCTGCATGTATGCGCTCTAGCTGTTCTTGCAACCCTCCCCGGCTGTCACTCTTGCCAAGTTGGAAGTCTGCGAGCATAACCACCAGCACTTTGTCAAAGTTGGTTGTTACAAGTGTTTTGGGAAGTCGCTTGCGAGCCTCTTTGTAAATCAGCTCTAATTGTTTTTCAGGCTGTCGGAGTCGGAAATTGAATCTATAACTGGTCAACCAAGATTCATCGTATTTTTGCCAACGACTAGTGCGCGGGTTTCCATAGATTTCGTATTTCTGCGAGTCAAAGCCTTGAAGCTCTAAAAACTCCTCGAAGTTAGGAACTGTGTCATCCGGTATTGCCGGAGTTACAGCCCAGCCATTTTCCCCATCAAACTCTAGAGCTGGGCGAAAGTCTTTAGGAGCTTCAATCTTCTGAGCTGGATTTAGATTTTCGAGCATGAGCAAAGTCCGCTGCGGTGCCTGGCGATTGCGGTGTCAGACAACGAAATGCCTACGTTGCTTAGGGCTTTCTCCAATGTCTTATGCCCGATGCTAAAGTCGCAAAGGTTTGACATCAGGATTTCGCGATCTGCTGCATCTAGCGTTTCCCAGAAGGTGCGAACTGCACAAGGGAATTTGCGCTTCGGGATTCTTAGACTTTCTAGCATTAGATTCCTTTCTCTGTGTTGAATCTAAAGTAAAGGTTGAGATTAGGATTCGGGTAGCGACTCGCCGAGGAATTTATGGAGCGTAATAAGCACACCGCGCGGTAACCCTTCGGCTTCGTAAACCTTGTGAGCCACTATCTCGCAGATTTGTGAATCGTCCAGGATGCAGCCACTAGCCGTTGCGGAGTCACCAATCGCGCGAATTAGTTTGTCGAGGTCGGGCTTTACGCTGGGAAGTAGCCTGGTAACAGTCTTAGGTCTAGGCATAAAGAAAATTGCTGTCAGTGATACCGGACCTGTCATTGGTTCACACCCGGCATTTGCTTCCTCCAGCTTGTCGGTAACAAAAGCTCTCCATACCGGTAAGTTCTTGTTCGCCTCTACCAGAACACAGCGCTTCCCTCTTAGGTAGGCATTTTTAGAGCCTTGGGCTTGCGCTACGCCTGGCACGAATACTTGAATCATGCTGACTGCTCGAATCGAGAGCGATAAGGGTCAATTCCGTTTTTCACTAGCCAATTGATCTCGTCAGCGTTTCCGTTGTGAGTGCGATTGTGAAACATCATCGCCTTGACACACCAACCGTTGAAGATAATCCCGTGATTGTTCATGTGAATAACGCTATTGCGACTAACCTCACCGCAAAACTCGCAAGCTTGAGGCTCATAGCTAATTTGCTTTAGCGCTGGTTCCTCAAAGATTGACAGCATTGTCATTAGAACGGCATTTCCTCGAAGGCTGCTTCGTTGCTTGCCTGCTGAGTCTTGCTAACAGTCTTGCGAAGCTGAGCGTTCTGCAAGTGATGCTCAACGACAACTTTCTTCTCTCCAGCCTTGTTGGTGTATTCGCCAATTTTGGTTGATAGCTCTCCGGTGATCTCTGCAAAGTCACCCTCTTGCAAGTTGAAAGCCTGAGATTCTGAAAACCAAGCGGTCCATAGTCGAGAGTAATCTTTCCCGTTAGCGTGGATGTTCTCCCAAACTGAGACTCGCTTGCCCTCCCAGCCGATTGAGTTGACTTCTCCGCCGATAGTGATTAGTGCCATTTCTGTGATCTCTTTCTGTTTTAGTTTTGAAACGTTGAAAGCCTATAGGTATTAATAACTAAAAATAAGTTTTATTTAACTTAATTTCTATTTATTTATTAATAACTATATAAGGGATGTATCGATTGCTTTTTTAGTAGTCCTGAAGCTGTTCGATTTCTTCGATTGCTTCGCGAATTCCGAGAGCGATTTGAGGGAATGCTTTTGAGAGCTGCGCTTCCTTTTCCCAAAGTTTCTGTGTCGCTCGCTTGATGATGTCGGTCTCAGCATCTCGATACCCGTCTCGATACCGGATGTCTTCAATGTTTATCTTTCCGCGATCTGGTGCTATCATGTTGTTACCCTTTCGTTGAATGGTTAGAGCAAGGCTCGGCCCTGGTAGGTTTTCTGTGTCCTGCCAGGGCTTTTACTCTACTTTAGACTTGATGCCAGGTCAGCAATCTTTTTTAAATCTTCTGCCGGTAACTTCGCAGTCTGGGCTTCCTTGTAGATAGCCCTCAAAGCCTCTAGGTTGCCACCTAACGCCTCAACAGTTGCTCGGCTGAGTAAGTCATTGGTTTCGGCAATCGAAGCCTTAGAAACGGCTTTCATCTCTTCACGCGATGGGCGAATTGCTTTGCCGTCACGCTTAGGCTGAAAATTTAGGGTCGCTAAAACTCTGCCCAAAGCACTCGTAGAACAGTTTTCGATAAAACTCTGTCGGTTTATTTGCGAGCTGTTGCGAGTCTCCTGAGCGAAGTCGATTGCAGCCGGGCGAGTATCTTCGCGATCTGTGTAAGCCGATGCCTTAATGACAATCTCGGTTTCGTTGATTAGCACAATTTCGGTGTGCAATCTTCCGTTCGGGTATTTGTCCCAGAACTTGCTGATGCGGTCAGCCACCGGTTCGTAATTGTCGAGGAACGACATTAGTTTCCTTTCGTGAATGTGAGGTAGGGCTTTCCTGTGCCTCGTTGTGCCAGGCGAACTATTTCTACTCCCTGGTAAGTTCCAACCTTAGTCCCAGCCAGTTCTGCTATTGCCTGAGACTTGTAACGATTTAGATTCGATTCGGCAGCATCGAAGATTGACTTGGCTGCAAAGAGATCAGAACCACAGCTCAGTTCCTTGTCTCCCTCGATGATGTCACCGGTAAGTTCTCGAACAGTTTCGTAGGTGCTGTTGCTTCCGTCATAGTCTGGGGCTACACCTAGGTTCAGAAGCCCTAGAAACAGCTCCACAGCCTCTAACGACTTGTTGATAAGGGTTTCATCATACTCGACCACAAACTCCCTCAAATCGCCTCCTGTGACCGCTACGAGGGTTGCGGGGTTTTTTAGCCCTAAAACATACTGATACCACATCACCTGCAATTGGTAGTGCATGGGGACTTCATTCCACCACTGCGAAGTGTGCTTGATTTCCAGAACGCTTAGGTTACCGAGCTGGTCTTCGATTACTCCGTCAGGGTTAGCCTTGTAAACGGGAGCATCGACCTTGGCAAACGTTCCTAGATCGCGGTAAACCTTCAAGTTGGGGTTGAGGTCTTGAAACAAATTGGCGATGCCCTCTTCCAGGTAGTTGCCTAGCATCATCCTGGTGGTGGCTTCCTGCTCTTGCAGTTCACCGGTCTTTTGATAGTAAAGCGTTAGGGCTGACTTCCAAGGGTTGAGTCCGACAATAGAACTGATGTCGCTGCCGGTGATGGACTCCCTGCGCCACTTTAGCCAGGTTGCTGAACCTGCCTCAGCTTTTCCAAAGAGTCTTGCGGAATTGTAACGTTCGATTTTCTGCGTAATGTTCATGCCGGCATTTTATCGAGCCGGTGAGACATTTATTTGATTGTGTCTGGCTCTTCGTCAAACAGTTCGGAGTCGTTATCCTCGATCATGTCGTCGAAGTCAAAGTTACCATCTTTAGTAACTTTCAAGGCATCCTCTACGGCTTCGCTGTCGCTCTTGGCTACTGCTGCGCGATAGGCGTTCTGGATGTCAGTAATCTCCAAGCTGCCCTTCCAGGCAACAGCGACACCAATAGTTGTCAGAACAACTGCAAAGGCTGAACCGACACCGATAAGGCTTCCCATCCACCAGTTACCGGCAACTGCTCCAATAGCGGTCCCACCGAAGAAAGTAGCCAGGACAAGTCCTAGTGATCTGATAAGAATTTGCTTTAGGTGTTCTCTCATTTATTCGCCTTTATGAATTCAATCGGGTCAATCTTTTCGCTAGTGGGACCGAATACTCCCTTTAGCTTGCTTGAAACAGTTAGGTGCAAGTGAGCGCCGGAGCTTGCCGAACCGGTATTCCCAACGAACCCGATAGTGTCACCTTCTTGAACCTTAGTCCCAGTCGGTAATCCCTCAGCTCGCAAGTGGCAATAGCCGACATACCAGATTTTCTCGTCTTTGCTCATCACTCGTTGCACTGATACGTTGCCCAGCACTTTGCTGAACTGTTGCAGCACAATAGTTCCATTGGCAATCGCCGGGATAGGGGTTCGCTCAGGCATAGCCCAGTCAACACCGGAGTGAGGTTGCATCCCGTTGGCTTTGCGATACTCGCTTAGAGTCCCAAATCTTCCGGTGATTTTCTTCCAATCAAATGGGAATCTCATAGAAGCGCCTGATTCACTAGCACTACGGCGATAGCGGTCATGGCAGCGGAAGCGAAAGCAGTCACCCAGGCACTACTCCACCTGGCACGTTCAAGTTCTCTCACGCGAGCTTCTAGATCAGCGTAGTTCTTGACAGTTGCCTTGATTTCCGCGATGTCCTGAGCTAGTTGGAAGAGGATTGAATCGTGTCCGGGTAGTTCTGGCATGACTAACCTACGAGCGCTGCAATTTCGTCAGCATCTAGACCTAGCGCGGTGAGCTTGCTTACGGCACTTGCCTTAGCTGCTTCCTTTGCTGCCTGGTCAGCTTCACGCTGTTCCTGATCTGCGATTGCCTGCAACTGCATAAGCTCACGCTCTGCAATCTCCTCAGCGGTAAGTTCGATAATCTCGCGCTCACCGGTCTCGCAGTTGATAATTAGCTTGGTTGGAATTTCTTGAGTCATTTTTCTTTCTTTCTGTTAGCTAACGACAGTAGTGCCGTCTGAACCCTTTAGCACTCCATACAAGGTCGCTGAAGAATACTGCACAAAGCTGCCTTGATAAGTGGCAAAAGCTACTGAAGTTATGGCTGCTGTTCCTGTCCACAAAGTTGCGACAATTTCTTGATCTGCTGCTGTTGCGTTGTTTTCGTTTACAGCGTCAAGGCTGCCTGATTTTGCGTTGCCACTTGTGTAATTAGGCAAGTAAAAACTTAGGCTGGCAAAAGTGTTTGAAGTATCGCCAGAATCGGTTGTTCCGATGTTTGCCAATCTTCCCCAAGTGCCTGTTGCGTTGGCAGAAGTTTCAGTTGTAGGTGCGAAGCTGCCTGTTGAAGAACCATTGCCCCAAAGTATTCTTGCCGAGTAGCCAGAAGTCGAACCATTGAGCCTGTAAAGCAGCGCACCGTTGTTAGCACTTGCGTTAGTTCTAAGTGAAAGGACTACGCAAAGGTCTGTGTAGGTCTGAGGAATCGAAGTAAACTCAATGCTTGCCTGAGTCGAAGCTAGTTCCTGATGTTGAATTACCTGCATTATGCGATCACCCCGTAAAGGCTAAAGGTCGAACCTGTTGCGAAAGTGTCGTTTGCAAAGTCCCTAATCGTGATGCTCGTGATTGCAGAAGTGCTTGCCCAGCGACCAGCTGTTGCAACAACTGAACCGCTTGCGGTGCTAGTTCTGATTAGCGAGGTCTTGTGTTTGTCGGTAGCTGAGTAATCAAACAGTTGCCAGATCATTACTGCTCTACCTGCTCCAGCTGAGTAAAGAGGGTTCATGTAAGCCCTAGAGCTTTCATTACCTGATTGAGCTGCGCTGCCCGTTCCATTCATCCAGACGGCGTTATAAATGCTAGAACTGTCCCCGTTCACTCTCAGAATGGTGTCACCTGAACCGCCTGAGTAGGAGAAGTTAGCAACCATAATCAAGTCCCGGTAAGTTGCTGGGATTGAAGCAAATACAATCTCGCTGTCGGTGCTTGTCAGAGTGATAGTCGCAAGCGGTGTATAAGTGTTAGTCATTATGAAGCCCTTATTCCGTAGAGCGAGAAGCGTGAAGTTGCGTTGATGTTACCGCTGGCCCCATAAAAGACTAGGCTTGAAATTGCTGCGGTATTGAACCAAGCTGCCGAATTGAGCATCACAAGCGGATCGCTTGAAGAATGTCTGTTGCCATAAAAAGACCTAGCAGTTTTGTTTTTAGTGGTTTCAAAAGCGTCTAAGAAATCTACAACTGCACCAAATTGGTTTCCGCTTGCAGCAGTTAGTTTTGAATAACCAACATACCCGCCGTTTGTAGAAGTTACTGCTCCAGAAACGACCGAGCTTCCCGTTCCATAAAGAGTGTGGAAAGCATAATTGTTTCCTGTATCCCCGTTGATTCTAAAACGAATGTCTGTATCTACACTTGTGACACCAACAATTCTCAACTGCAAGTGCTGATAAGAGCTGGCATAAGTCGATAGAGAGCTGAAAGTTACGCTAGAAGTAGCGCTGCTAAGCACCTGTGTTTCAAGTAGGTCAAAGCTACCGGCGCTCGCTCCGCTGGCTGCCAGGA